CCACCACCACCACCACCGCCACCACCCATAGCGACACCAGCTACGCCAGTGCCAAACTTTATGGCTGCCGTTGTTACTGCTAAAGCCTTAGATGAAGCTAAACTTGCTCCAGCCATAGCTTGACCTTTAGCAATGACAGCGGTTTGCGTAGCCCCAGTTGGGTCAGGAATCATAGATGCCTGTAAAGCGTGACCTGCAACTATAGATTGGGCCGTTCTAGCGCCTTGTGCCATGATTTCGCCAGCAGCCATTGCAGCATCTATAGCAACGCCCGCCACCGCTGCCGCTTTTGAATCACCTAATAGTTTTTTTGCTAACCCAGCAATTGCTTTAGCCCCGCTCATTTTTACAGACATAAGCGATTTATTTTTATGATTCTCAATAGCTAGAAGTTCACTTGCCTCTTCATTTTGTATTTCTTTTAGCGCTTCTGCTCTTTCAGCTTCTTTTTCAACTATAACTTCTAACTCTTGATCATACTCAGACGCAATTCTTTCAAGTTTAGCCTCTAATAATGCTGCTGCTGTACTAGCTTCAATCTCACCAGCAGCTAACATTCTTTCCACATCTTGCTCGGCTAGTTGATCTTTTAGTTCTTTTTCAAACAAAGCCGCTTCTGTAAGCCTTTCTTGATGCTGTAGTTGAAAGATAGCAGCTTGAGCCATTTCTAACTCAGCAGCTTCTTGATTTTTCGCTAGAATTTCGTCTTTTCTTGCCTGATCATCTGCGGCAGCTTTATCTTTAATTTCCTTTTCTTTAGCAATTTTGTCAAGTAGTGGCTGTAATGGGTTTACTTTCGTAGCGGCAAGGTCATCTTCAAAATCATCATCTTCAAAATCATCAGGCGCTGGAGGTTTCTTGTTTTTTGCAGCATCGGCAGTTGCTTTATCTGCATTTCTTTGCGCTATCTTAGCATCTATAACGTCAAGCTCATCTTGGAATTTTTCAAGTTGCGCTAAGTTATAACCAGTGCTTTCATTTTCTTCGCCAAAAAAATAACCAAAAACACTCATTTTATTTTCTTGCGACTTTATCTTTTTGAGCTGTTTTTCCCTCTCGCCCTCCAAGCCTTTGTCAAAGTCTGCAAAAAAGTCTCCTGTCATCTGAAACATTTCAGCAAACTCATTTGCAATATTTTTTGTACTTGAGGCTGTACCACTAGCTTTTGCAAGCTGTATAGAGGCGTAAGCAATGTTTTCGCCAAGAGTATCTATGGCCGCAGCTACACCACCACCAGTACCAGCGCCTTTCATCTTCTCTTCTATCTTATCAAGAATTAATGCTTGCGCTTCATAAGTTTTATTTGCATCTTTTAAGGCTGCAATCTTTTCTTTTTCTTGCTCTGTAAATAGCACTCCAGCGCGAGTTAAAGCAGATAGGTTATTTATAGGGTCTTCAAGGGCTTTTGCAAGAGTTTTACCTGCACTTGCAGCGGTTTGCCCCATCACTGCCGATAGATCAACAGAAGCAGCGATAGCTCTTTTAAATACATCACCAGATATTGACTGAAAACTAAGAAGTACGCCTTGTAAATCTCTTATTCCACTAGCGCTTGCTAAGGTATCTCTACCTACAGCGATAGCCATTCTATCTAGCTCTATTGCTGTAAAGCCAGCCGTAAAGCCTGTAGCTTTTGTCATCGCCTCAAGTTTAAACATTTGCGTTTCGTAAGCGGCAAAGGCTCCAACAGAGTTTTTTATAATAGTTGCTACGCCAGCAAGAGCAACGCCAGTTGCAATCCCAGCTAGACCAAAATTATTCATACCAGTTGCTAAGAATGATAATCGACCAGACACACCACCGAGCGGGCCAGTCATTACAGCGGCAGCATTAGATGCTCGCTTTAATGATTCTGTCATTTTGTCTGTAGCAGTGGTGGTTTTTTTTGTTTCGTTGCCAGTTTTCTTTAAAGAATCTTTAAGAAGTTTTTCTTTGTTAGTCAGCTTTACAGTTTCGTTGCTTGACTTTTTCTTAGCTGTAGTTCCATCATTGACAGACTTAGCGGCCTTACCTGATTCTTGCGCTAGTTTTTTCAGCTCATCATTAGCTTTCTTTAATTCGGCTGTGTTTGCCTCAAATATCAGTCTTGCGATTGTGTCTGCCATTGTTTAAGCCTTTCCTGATCTAAGCCTAAGATAGCATCTATTTGCCATCTATCTAGGTGTTCGTCATACAATTTAGAATAAGCCAATATATCTTGTAGGCTTATACTCTCCACACCCTTAGAAATTAAACAATAAGCATTCCATGTACCAACTAAATAATCATCAAGGTGAGGCTGATCGTGCAACTCTCTAGGAGCACGACCAGATATTCTCTCAATAGCTTTCCACTGCTCTAACCTTGTGGATTTGCTACCCTTAATTCTACCGTTAGCAAAAAAAATCCATTTGCCAAACGCGATTATTTTTTCGGCTTGGCGCTCGTAAAATTTGCTCTATCTGCCATAAAGGTGTCAATCTGATCTCTTATGTATGGCGCTTTAATATAAAGCTGCTTACATAGATTTTTAGTAAACTTCTCGTCAGTTCCGCGCCAGCTTATAGTAGATGCAACTAAACTATCTACAGTCATTGCCTCGTCATCAAAGTCTTTGTTAGCTCTTAGAGCTTCCATATATGATTTCTGCTGCTTCTTTGCTTGCGCTCGGAATACAGGAGAGTCCACACCCATTACTTTAATGAAAAGACCTGTTTCATTGCCTTGGTCGTCAATAATTTCTATTTCAGAGCCAGCTTCGTGTAACTCAGTTGTATATAGTTCACTAATTTTCATAAATCACCCTTTTGGTTAAGTAAAGCCCCACCCAGTGAGGCTGTTTAAGATTATAACGCTGTATCAATTACCAATGTAGAAGTGCTTGCATCAGCGGCTACCGCTACAAAGTCCATAGCTACAGATAAAAGACCTTCACCACCAACTTCAACAGCACCAGTAGTATAGATGATTTTAGCCATTGTAAAGCTAATACCCGTTGTACTAGAGCCAAAGCTAATAGTTAAAGTGCTTGAAGTGTTGCTGATAAACTTCTCTAGCAATGCTGGAGTAGTAAAGTGAGCCGTTAAAGAGCCGCTTACACGACACTTACCAATACCGCCTTGAATCGGCACAACTTCACCAACAGAGTTAGTTGTTTCAATGCCATTCTCAACAGATAAAGAAAGGTCTGTTAGGATTGCAGCAGCTTCGCTTGAAGTGATTGTAGCGTCAGAAGAATGGAATGGATTGTTAGCTTCAACGTAGTTAGCTCCACCGTCATCTGGGTCTGCGTCATTACCAGCAGTTTCAGTAGTCATTGTTGCGCCAACGATACCAACGCTACACTCGACAAGTCCGTCAGCAGGAATGCTCATTGAGAAGTTATTAAACTCACAACCAGTGTAAACATGCGCGTCATCGCCGCCATTTAGGTCAGCGCCAAAATCTTGTACGATAGTGTATGACTGTCTCTCAGAGCCGATTTGCATAGCTCCACCAGATAATGAGCTATCACCTAAGACACCCTGTAACATACCAATGTATGCTGGCTGGTGTGCTAGATCAAAAGAGATTTCACCTGTAACTGAGTGAGCACCCATGATAACGTCTTGTAGTTCACGGTTGCCTGTAATTACGGCGGATTCGTGGTTGGTTTTAGCCAAACTTAAACTAGCAGACTTGAATGGGATTATTTGATAATCAGTTCCAGCTACTTCTGAGCCATAAGTTGCTTCTTTTTTAAAACCAACTACTACGTTAGTTCCACTTGCAATTGCCATAATTAATTCCTCGCGGGCGTTACCGCATAATAAGATACATCTATATTTCTAACAAAAAATGCACCATCTCTGCGCCCAACGCCAAGTGATACGTTCAAAATCCTAACGACCGTGCCGTTAGAAGTTATTTTCATGCCTCTGGTAAAGTAGTTAGCGATACTGTCTACACGATCAGTAAATCCGCCAACACCAGTTTTGCTGTAGTAATCAATCTGGAAAAGCCCATCGTGTCGCTCTGTTCCAGATGTACCAAGACTAGCCGTAGCTGTATTTGCTGGTAGTAACGTACCTACAACCCATTCAGCATTTAAGTTAGTCTTTAAAACTTCAGATAAATCGAAGTCTGTATTTTCATATATTTTATGTGTAATGCTTAAATTTGTACACATTGTATTAAACAGAGATTCAAATCCTATACGTATATTTCTAAACGGCTTACTAAGATCGGCTGCTACAGCATCTGTAATCGAACCTGCGTCAATATTGTAAATGTCGCCAGTAGAAGACTCGGTTATTAAGTTGTAATCGACACTCATTCAAATTTCCTTACAGCTTGCTTCATACTAATCCGCATCATTCCAGCAGGTGCTCTCGCATACCCACCTAGCTCTATCTTTTCAGCGTAGTGCAGCGAGTTAGTAAAGAAAATAGGCTCACCCATTGTAGACTCTGCAATCTTACTCGTTACATCGTATGCGCTATTTAAACTATCACCACCAGAAGCATCTTCACTTCTGCCATTAATAGCAATAATTGGTGAGCCAAAACTTGCATACCAACTATTTTTTAACTTACCTGTATCTACGGAAGTTCTATCAACCGTATTTACCATCACGTCCTGAACAACTTGCTTCACAACCTTGTGAGCATCTTTGAGCGCAATCTTTGTATAAGCCTTAACTTCTGAGTCGAAGCTCATAATAAATCACCGTTTGAGCTGGTTGTATTGGTGTAATCTCAATAACTCTATAACTTTCAGAATTTATAAAAACCGTATCACCAATCTTAGGCGGTGTTGCGGAGTACGCAACGGCAGGAAAGTCTTTAAAGGCTAAAGAGCTATCAACTTCCTCATTCTTTATCTGAGCAAATAAAACTACGTTCGCCATATATATTGTCTGACTACTAGAGCTAACACCTTGTGTCGGATCATAGGTGACATTACCATTTCTGGTAAAGGTCACGGATTGACCGAAATCGGCAATCATTTTCGTAGCTGTTAACGCTAGTGGCGTATAATCAAAGGCCATTATGCCCTCACAACCCTCATTGGGTTTCTAATTAGCTTTCTAAGCGCCTGAGAAGCCGCTGGTAGCAAAGTACGATCTGCGCTAGAGGATTTATACTCTACCTCTATCTCGCCTATCTTCTCTTTTACAGTCTCTCTGGAGATGGGGTCATTTATACCGAACCCTTGCTCGAAACCGTATGCCAATTCGTAAATGGCATTTAATACCTCTTTAGGTATCTCGTCTACACTCTTTCCGTAGCCATCAATAACAATGTTACTTCTAGGCCACTGTAAAGATTGTACATCACTGGCTTTTACGCCAACGAAAGGTAATTCTTCAAAATAATCCATAGCCCGTAAAATGTAAGCCTCTGCCTGAGCATCACTTATATCTGTACGTGCTGGGTATCTTGCGTTCAGGTAAGAATCGTAATTGACAACAGTTACGTAACTATTGGCAGTTGTTGATTGCTGTCCTGTTTCTACTGTTAAAGCCATGTTCGCACCTTAAAAAAATGGCCGACCCTCAAAAGTAAAAGGGAGGGAAACTCAAGAGAGCCGACCAAAACTTACTAACTACTAGCCAATTAATGCAGCGATGAAGTCAGGTTTCCACGCTTTAGTTCCCCAAGACGCAGCAACTTCGATCATCGACTTTTTATAGCCTTTGTAGATACGGATTTCAAATACTAGACCTGAATGTGGGTCTTGTACAAGTACCGCATCGTCAGCAGCATCGCCGACAGAAGGAATTGCTGGAGCACGCATTGCAAGCTCGATAGCAGAACGAGCGAATACGAAGTTAGGATTGTAAAGAGCACGCTCAACAGTTACAGCAGTATCGTTAGATGTAGCATTGCGTAAACCTTTATCACCACGGAGCACGATAGTACCACCAGCAGCTTCGTTTGCAGTACCAGTACCAGAAGCAACATAACCAGTTGAATCGCCAGCAAGCGAAAGCAAATCGCCTGAGTCAATTGAACCAGTGCCGTCAGCAGTGTTTGCGTCAACAGTAAGAGTTGTTGAGCCAGCAGCGACTAAACCGTTGTTGATTGCTAGTGCAGCGTCAGTACCAACAGAATCATAAGATGAAATCTGCGAAGACTCACGAACATCAATACCGTACATAGGCATTAAAACGCCTTGAGTACGTAAGCTGTCGTTTCCAGCAGCATTAACATTTACGATGTTGTTACTAGCGCGGAATTTTGCACCAGCTACAGTGTTAAATACACCTTGTAGATCGCCATTTGCAGCGCCGTTATCAACTAATTGTTGACGTACAGCAGCAAGGTCTTCTAAACCAGAAGTAGATGCACTAAAGCCGAATGGAGTAGTACCAGCAGTACCAGCGAAACGAGAAAAGTTACCTTGTGCAGTTACAGCAAGATCAGCTTCCATTTCGTTAGTCAAAGTACGCATTGCTTGTGCAATTAAATCACCGTAAACAGTGTCGTAAGTACCAGCGTTACGAAGTTGCAATTCTTGTTCACCAGACATCGGGATTTGAACAGCTTTCGATTTTCCGATTTGAAAAGTGCTATTACCGATAGTTTGGTCTTCGCCCTCTGGAATAGCCATTGCTCCGCCAGCAATATCTTGTGCAGCAGAAGAGCTAGGTGTTACAGCAGCTTTGATTGTATCGCCTACAGCAGCGCGAGAGCTATCAGCGTTCATGGTTACAGCAGGAATAAAGCCAACAGCTTCACGGCCTACAACGTCAGCAGCAACATAAATGTCAGTTGCTAAACTATCTAATGTTAAGTTACCCATTTTGGTTCTCCAAAAAAATAATTATATGATTTTGCCGCCAGACTTGACGAATTTCATGCGCTTAGTGGCATCCATTGCATCAAATTCTGATCGACTTACTTGTTTGGTATCACCAGCCCCGCTGTTTCCACCCGTTGCGCCACCCCCAGCAGCTTGTGACCCGTCAACCAAAAACGGGTATTCCGCCTTGATGGATTGCGTCAATTCTTGCACGGTGCTGACCGTTAAGTTCCCATTACCGTCCAACACCCTAATCTCGCCATCTACAAGAGATAATCGAGATGAAATCTGTTCAGTTAGCAATTTAGCTCGCGCAGTATCTTTTGTTAATGAAGATGCCACTTGTCCCGCTTGGCTTGCTACCTGTTGCTTCTGTAAATTAGCCTTTAAAGTCGCTAACTCTTCAGAAGCCTTTTGCCGTTCCGACTCAGAGCTGTTGTATAACTGCTCAAAATCGTTAGCCTTACGCAGCTTGTCAGCCGTTTCAGCCTTAGCCAGTTCTTCAGCTTCGCTTGCCTTTTGCTGTACCGTTTTCTTTTCGGTAAGCAGTTCGTCAATCTTACGCTTTAGACCTGATACATCTTCTTTTGGCACGCCCTCAACATTCAAAGTGTAGCCATCTTCGCCCTGCGAATATAAACCTTGCTGTGAATCGTCTAACGTTCCAAATTCTTCTGCACTTACACTGTATTTAATACTCATTCTTATAACCCCTAGTTATAAAATATAGGCTACCCTGTAGCCCTTTAGTTATATACCATCTTGCTCATTTATTGTCAAAGAATTGACACTTTCTTCTTCAATTTCTTCTTCAACCTCTTCTTCAGGCTCTACTTCCGCCTGAATCCTTGACATTTCAGCCTCTAATTCAGCGTCAATGTCTTCGTTAGTGCGACCATCTTTGATCACACCTTGTTCTCTTGCCAGCTCTTGCATATCTGACTTAGCAATCAGATTGCTTTCATTTAATTGCATTGCAGCCATAAGCATTTGTGGGTCAGCAACTTCATCAAAGAACTTAGTGTTTAAGACGAATGTAGACTCTTGTGTTGCGCCCATAAACATACCGCACCATTCGATACAGGCTTTAATACCCTCTGTTACGTTGTCGGCGATAGTAGTTAGGATAGATGTCTCACCCGCTTGCTCGATAAGGCTTTGAGTCGCAGTCTTTGCAGCGCCCACTTCCATCATTCGAGCGCCAAGTTTACGCATTTGCTCTTCTTTTCTGACCATTAAGCGATCAGCTAGTTGGTTTTCTGACGCTTGCACAACAGAGAAGCCACCAGAGTCACCTAAAAAGTGACCAGCCATTGACCCAACAGTAATTCCGTTAGGGTTAGCTTCTGTAAACTGGGTTAAAGACATAGAAGATGACACACCAAGGGTTAACTGACCGTGAACAAAGCAGTTTTCTTCTAAATCGGCAGAATTGCGGTAGTGAGCAATGTTAATGTGAGCTACATCAGCTAATGGAGGTACATCTACAGTAGGGTCATTGTTTTCAGAGCCGATAATAAACAAAGGAATGAAATCAAAGAACTCGCCGTTAGCTTTCTTGGGTATATACTCTGCGGTTATAGGTTCGTTATCTTGATATAACTGTTGGGTATAAACGCCATCTCTCAAACGTAGAACTCGGTACTGCTTTTTGATTTCGTAAGAGAACTCGTCATCATTGTTGTCGTATTCTTCGCAAAGCACTGCTAAAGCGAGTAATTTCTGACCATTTACCACTTCTACGCGCCAATTAACAAAGTTTTCGGCTGTATAGCGGTTAATCGTGGCCTTTGGGGATAACCTGTTAACATCTTCTAGGCTTAATCCCTCTGCAACTTCAGGGTAGTCAACTAGAAGTGCGTGTCGGCCTTTAGATATAACCTCACCAGTTACATCCTTAGCCAAACTAACTAAAGATTCGCCAGCACCGTCAGCATTAGATTCTAAATACTCAGTTTCGCTAGGTAATACAACTTCAGGGTGGTTTCTAAAGATCGCACCAGTCAATCCGTCTCTAGTCTTGCCAGTGAAGTTGACAAAGACGGCGCGAGATAGGTAATTGACATATCTTGTGTCTACCTCGGAAACACCCTCCATAGATGGCAGGTATTTAGTTCGCTTTTTCTTAATAGCACGTTGGCCGTCACAGCAATCTTGCACCATGCGCCATTCGTCTAAGTAAGTTGAGTATTCTGGGTTTTGTTGTTCTACGCTCATAATTAAATCGCAAATTTAAACGGCACTGCCGCTATTGGTTTGATAATTGGCAGTTCGTGGGCAATAGGATAGGTCGCAGCGTCTATTAAATGATCTAAACCAGAGGTTTTGTCGGGTACGCCGTTATTATCGTAGGTTAATTGCTCTAAACTACTGGAAAGTTCAGGACATTCATCGGAATTTATCAATACTTGGCTTGATTCAAAGGCGGCATTAGCGGCCATGACTCGATCTTTGATAAAAGGGTTTTTCTTAGGTGCTCTACACTCAAATCCTGCCGTTTCTAACAGGGATATATCGGATATACTTGCATTCACGGTCTTTCTTGACGCGCCAGACGCATCTGGGTACACCGCAATGTTGTGATTAGGGAATTTAGTCTTCAGTGTATGGATCATGGTTGGCGTATCGTAGATACCCGTCAATTCTTTGACTGCATGGTATATACCGTTACGTTGCACGAAGACTACCGCCGACATTGCCGTTACGTTGAAATCCATACCGACCATAAGGAAGTCAAAGCGATTAATCGTTGCATCGCTCTGGTTTTTGTCACGGTTATAGCCGTTATAGACAGTTCCTTGGGTTAAGTTGACGAACTCGCCGTTCAAATATGCTGAGAGCAGGTTATTAGGGTAAATAGCCTTTAAGTTTTCCACATAGTCCGAGGGAAGATGCGGGTTAGACGCTGTTGGCGCTTGTATCAGTTCAAAGCCTTTCTGAGGATTCTTTTTCCACGTCTTGTAGACGAATTTAAAGCCTTCAGGTGTGGTGGTTACGCCAATTGTGTTGGGTTCACCATTAGGTTTGACTTCACGGTTACGAGCCATAATAGCTCGGAACGCAGCAGCAGCATCGGATTCTTTTAAGGTATCGAGTTCGTCAATATCGGCATCGGCATGGGCATAACCGATGATTCGGTTGATATTCTCCATTGAGCGGAAGATTATCTGACCGTAAGCGCCAAGGTCTATGTAGTTTAGAGGCGACTTGTGTAGTTTATAGGGTATTTGCAGCTCGGTGAGGATTTCCTCGAAACGCGGCCACGCAATCATACGAATCAAATCGTAGGTAGGTTCGTAGAAGCCCCTATTTGTAGTGGGGTTCCTTAATTTACCGATAATGCACCGCTGTACGGCTGCTTCGGTCTTGCCAGCACCAAATCCTGCAACTAGCGCAGGGAATTTAGCCTCTGTATTGATATAATCAAATTGCGGCTTGGTCGGCGTTAATTTAGCCATTCAATGAATAAGCTCCCAAAATCTTAATGATTAACCTCCCAAAAAATTACAAAGCCATTTACTGATTTCGCAATTCTTGAGAGATTTGGTATACCCCCCGTAGGGGAGAAATTTTTTTTAGGTCAAACTGCCATCGGGATTAACGATTTCAATGCTGATTGGCTCTACGCGAGACAATTGATCAATCTCAGCCTTGTCAGTCTGTCCTAGCATCTGCTTACCGAGCCAAATAGCTAATTGGGTGTTGCCATCCATAGCCATTTCTAGCTGTTTACGGCGCAAACCCTTAATTGCCTCAAATCTACCACGATCTACAGCGCCTTTAAAGTCTAAATCGTTCTTATAACGATCTTTAACTGTGGTTTCGGAGCAATTATAGAACTTAGCAAGCTCTATAAACGAGCAATGTGACCTTGAGAGGTCTTCTAACTCAACTAAGTCAAACTCTACTTCTGGTCTGCCTCGTTTTCTATCTGTCATTCGATTTATCCGCTAAAAAGTTATGGGGTGTATTATACGCGCCGTCTTTGAGAATCAATCCGCCCTACCCCCCCCTCTTCATTATCCAGCATACC